TCAGTTATGTTATCTACAATCCTTGTATCAACTTCTGTTTTAGTATAAAATAAACTTCTTAACCATGAAACAATTATTGTAAGTTTTCCATTATCTTCTTTTAATTGTGTTGCATTAAGATCTGACTCATTGTAAGCATTCTTTCTGAAACCAAGACCTTCAACAACACCATCAATCTGAGTGGAAGTGTTATAAGCTTCTTTTTTGTAACCCAAATTATTGTTAAATACATCCACATCTTCTTCAGTTAAATTCGTGGGAGTTATAGAAGAAATTCTGTCTGCAGTAGTTTTATTCAATGCATTAGTGTAATTTGTGTTAGTCTCATTTGTAAGATTAGTATAAGCTTCTGCTTCTGTAAAATTATTTCTAACTGCATCATGTGTTGCATAAAGTTTGTTTGTAGTTGATTGATTAAAAGAAGTGTTTCCTGAAGCTCTTAAATCAATTGTATCATTAAGTCTTGATTCATCATAATCAAGATAATTTCCATCACGAAAGAACCATCTGCTCTTAAAATTATTAATCGGACCTTTCACAGTATACCAATAAACTGAACTATTTCCATTAATATTTCCTTCTTCAATTAAGGCAATATATAAAGAATCTGCAACAGCTTGGTTCCAAGACAAGTTTCCTGGAGTCAATAAAACTCCATCATCATAAAAACCTTCAGAAGAATTAATTGTAGTCATATTTCTTATTCCACGAATTCCTACACCATCAATATCTCCTGTAGGAATAAAAGGATAAACAGCACTAACTATTTGTGAGAATAAAATTGTACATAAAATTAAAAAAAATATTTTTGTTAACTTCATCTTAACCTGTTTTTATGCTGCCTTAACTACGACAAAAGCCCATTGTCTTCCATGCCTTAAAGGAACAATAAGATCTGCAACAACTACACTTCCTGTTAGTCCTGCATCAATTTCTGAAAGTTCAAAAGGTCCTAAAACTTCTATATCTCCTGCTGTCATTAATTTTCAACTCCTGCTTATTTTTTTGAATCAATAAAATCTTTATCTGGTTCAGTTGGAACATACTTATCCCCAGTAAGATCTGTATTATGTATTGTCTGATTTCCTACAACCTTTACTTCTTGATTAGATATTTCTTTATTATTTTCCTGATGCCCTGGAAGAGTTTCTTCAAAAGGTTCATCAGATAACATTCCTTCTTCTTTCAAAACTTTATTTTCTTCAAGAAGCCTTTTATTCTTTTCTTCATCAGTTTCTGGTTCAGGTTTATCTGGTTGCTTAGGAGGATCTGTCTCTTCACTAACCCAAGCCTTAATCTTAAGCCTACCCGGTTCTGAAATAGAAATGTCCAATTTATAATTATGCTCAACAGCATCAATAACATTCTTTTCCTGCATATAAATATCTCGAACAATCTCTGCATCCTTATCATCAAGACCAATCTTTTTCATCTTATCATAAAGAACTACATCAACATCAGATTCTTGTTTTTCTTTCATAAAAATATTCCATTTCTTGAAACGATTAACTCTTGTTTTTGTAGTGATCCATTTAAGATCTATCTTATTAGTTACCTCAAAAGGTTTTCCTCTAATACTCATATATTTTGTCCCAGAAGGTCCAATGTACTGATTTGTCTGCAATGTTTGTGTTATACATACGAATTTACCCATTTTAGTTCTCATCTCCAATATCTTATATTAAAAAATTATTTAAAAAAAATAAAAAAATTATTTTTCAGATTTCTTAGCTTTCTTTTTCCCAGACTTGCCTTTATTAGCATGCTCTGTTTTTGCTAACTCTGCCATACGTTCAGCATCTCTTTCATGAATAGATTTTTTAGTTTTCATCTTCATCCACCTGTTTATGCGTTAGGATCTACTTGGAAGAATGTTGCTCCATCTCCGTAAGTACCGTTGTTGACAACTCCTGCATCAGATTTGTCCTGTGTAATATTCAAATTACAATTTGCTATTGTATTATTAAATACTGCAAGTGTTCCATCTGTTGGTTCTGTAGCTGCAATCTGTATTCCTATATCTGTAGAATTGCTTCCCAATATTAGGTTGTCATAAATCCATGAATCTGGCCTATTTCCAGCTGTAGGAATACAATTTATCCCAATAGCTGCTGCATCAACCTGAATAATATTTCTTCGATAAACTGCTCTTGTTGCATTGTGGTATATACTACCAGTTGCCCAGCTTCTAAACAAACAATCTTCAACAACAAGATCTGGCTGATCTTGGGTATCATCACATAAGATCCCATATCCATCATTACCCCATCCATCAAATCTGCAATTTGCAACATATAACTTATAAGATGCTGTTGTTCCTGCAATAGCAATACCGTTTCCGTTTCCTCCTGCTGCACTAAATCCTAATCCTATAATGCTAACTTGGTTAGCATCAACAGTCATAAGATCCATTGCACCATCAGAATAAATAAGCGCTCTGTAATCATTGCAACTTTTGTTTGGTCCTACTATTGTGAGATTATCATTAGTAACTGCTAATGCCGCACTAATCTCATAATCTCCTGGTGCAATAAAGATATAATCTCCATCGCCTGCTGCAGTAAGTGCTGCTGCAATTGTATCAAATGCATCATCCCAAGATCTTCCTTCACCTGAAGAACCTGCACTATCAACATACCATACATCTTTGTTAGTATTTACTCCTGATACACCCTGCGAAAATGTAACTTGTTGATCCCAAAAATAAGGGCCAGCATTATAAGGTGGTGCTGCAGGGTTTGGTCCTGTTAATCCTTGTCCTCCCATTCTGATCTCCTCCTACTTAAGATCTCTTATAGATCCTTGTGCTGCTAAAAAAGTACACACCAATTCTCCTGCTGTATAATAAACTCCTTCAGTTCCAAATCTTCCAATCGCAAACGGATTAGGATTTGCTGCACTCATTCCGCTTTCAAAGTAAAGTGTCGGATACATAAGTGAGATTCCAAGTCTTGGCCGTCCACTTCCTGCTTCTTCAGTTGTGTCAAGCATATAAATTCTTGAAATTGTATCTTGCGCTGCACTCTGAGTGCTGAACAAAGGTGTACCGTAAACAGTTGCTACTCGAACACCTGCTCCCATTCCACCATCAGTTTCAACACCGTTAATACCAATAGTAAAACCAACATTCTTTTGGAGAACTCCTTGATATCTTACTTGGTTTTCGTAAATACCAAAGATCTTCCATTTAGTGTCATTTCCTGTCAACATTAAATTAGTTGCAGCACCATTTGTTTCAAGATTTGAAAAACTTGTCCTGATGATCTCATCAGTTAAGAATCTGTCAACTCCAGAATTATGGTTTACATAAGCATCTGCCCATGCTGCTCCACTTCTGTCGATTCCATAGATATCTTCATCTCCTGCTGTCCATCCAACTGCTGTTGCATAAGCACTTGATGCGGTTACCCTATCAATACTTTCAAATTTGTTTGTTGCAAGAGTATCTCCATCAATCAAAATCTGACGGTTAATATCCTTTCCGTGGAATGTTGCAAAGTAACCTCTTAAGAATTCCATATCTCCAATTGCATCATCAGCTGACTTATTCACTTTACCCTCTTGGATGTATGAAACATCAAAAGAATGAACTACTTGCTTTGTGGTCACTGTAATTTCTGCAAATGTTGGCTTAATAGTTGCAGGAATATTTCCGTTTTCTGCTACTGCTCCATAATCTGAACTTGAAGGATCTGCTGTGATAGCTCTAAATCCTGAATGCGGCCATGGATATTTAGGCAATAACGCAAATGCATTTGCTTCCATATTTATCTGATTAAATGCGAAAGCTCCAAACACTGGGTTATAAACGCCTGTTGTTGTAGTAAGAACTGGTGCATCTTTTTTTACACCAAACCCACCATAATAATGTTGTAAAAGATTGTCCATATTGTTAAAGTCTACCATTTTTTTCTCTCCTCCTACTCGATTAGTAAGCCCATATCTCGGCTTACATCATGACAGTGTCTGAAGGATTTCTTAACAGTTCCTTTTGCGATATCTACTGCAAGAGTTTCATTTTCTTTTCTTGCTTTTGTGACTTTCGCTGTCTCTTGGAATCCTGGTCTGGTTTCAGCTGATTTCTTAACTGATGCCATATCCTTTTGTAATCCTTCAATAATCGTATTCTGTTTTGAAACCATTTCCTTGAAAACTGATTCTTGATTACTGTTTTCTGCTAAAGGAGGTTCAGGTTGTTTAGCATCTGCTTCTCCAGGAATATCTGATTTTGCTTCTTCTTTCTTTGTCTCTTCAACCTTTTTCTCTTCAGGTTTTTCTACCTTAGGTTCCTCTTTAGGTTCTTCCTTAGGTTTTTCATCTTCTTGTTTTGCAACTATTGCATCTTGCTTTTGTACTTTCTCAGCAAGTGATTTAACAACATCTGTTAAGTCACCCACAGATTTAGTAATAGAAGCAATCTGTTCATCATTTGTTTTTTTAACTTCTTCAGCCATTTTTTTATCCCTCATAAATTTAGATTTTTCAACATTATCTAAATCATTAGTTTTCTTATTTATAACATTATCGGCGTTTTTGTCCGAATTTGCCTTTTTTGTTTCTTCTTTGCCAACTTCTTTTTTTGGCTTTTCATAACCTTTATCAAAAGTTTCCTTTAATTTAGCTATCTTACCTGCCACATAGCCCATTATGTCGTCGACAGTCTCCATTTCTGATTTAGAAAGCATTTTCTTAATCGGATTTTTGCTCTTAGCAACCAAACTTACAAACTCATTAAGTGCCAAAGGATTTGCAGGATCCTTAACATTAGCAGTCTCATACTGGTGAAAATCATCTCTGATCCTTGTCATAAGACCAGTATCAGGATCCTTCTCAAATTTAAACTTTAGATTAAAACCTCCCACACTGGATCCTTTTCTTTTTCCAGATTGGGTTTCGCTCCATACAAGATCATCCTGTTTATTATCATCAAAGATCCTGTTCAAATGCAAAACACCCATCTTCTTAGCTTCAGGATGTTCAAGAACTTTATATGCATGCGTCTGGCCAACAATAGCATTAGTATGAGTATCAGAAATAGGACCATTCCTTTTAAGCAAAGTATCTTGATCATTAATTATATCTGTTATCTGAACTTTCTCACCATCATGATCACGAACATCAACACTCGCCCAACTAACATAAACTCTATCTTCAGCATTCTCAACAACTTCACGAAGCATCTCCATATCATCCATACTCTGGAAAGCATCCAAAACCTCATTAAAAGAATATGCTGCATTACCTTCAGATTTTTTAACAAACATTACATCATTCATTTATTCCACTCTCCATTTCACTCCTTGCTTTAAAAGCAGCATTAGTCAAAAAATTAGTTGCTTGCAATCCTCTTTCTTGTATACTCTTTGCAATTGCAAAACTCACACTCTTAATCCTTTTAGGATCAGTAATTCCAAGCTTTCTTTCAACCCATTTATGTAACCATTTACTATAAACTGGACTTCCTGGATTTCTTCCAAACTCGATAACATCAGAATAAGGTGCAGGATAAACAATTGTTTTCTCAAAAGGTTTTCTTACAACATTTGCGGTTTTAAACATTGTTGAACTATCAGTTTTGTTTTCATCAATAAGAGTTAATTGGCTAAGTTCAAAAATTCTATCTGCAATATCATCCATGAATTTATCAACTGCGCTTAATAATTGTTGTTCTGCTGTTGCCATAATATTTTATTATAATAGAATTCGTTTATAACATTATCGAAAAAAAAAGAACTTAGCAGGAAAAAGAATAAACCCACTAAGTCCTAAATAGGTGATCTAAAATGGAAAACAATAATCCATACTTAAGTTTTAAAAAATATATTATCTTTTAAAGAACCTTGAGTTCTAAGGAATATATGTCTCGACTGATAATGACTAACTGGAAAATTCTTATCAACTACCCACTTAGGAAAATCTTTAATAGACTCCTCCTCAATAATATTAATTAATTTCTGCCACTTAACTCCCTTACCAACACGCTTCTTAATTCTTTTACTTGTCGAAGTAGTTCTATGATCATTTGGTCCAATCCATAAATAATTAAACTCATTCTCAGAATCTTCTTTCTTATAACTATTCCTTCGAGCAGCACTTGCAACTTTACCAAGTTCAGTCCTTGCAATATTCTCTGCACGATAATCTGTAACATCAGCAACATCCTTAATCTTTTCAGTAATCTTCGCAACAGTCAACTCTGCAGGATTAGCATAACTCTCATTCAAAATAAGATTCAATTTAGAAACAACATCATTAGACAAATCCTTAAAAGCCTTACTTAAAACATCCTGGTTCTTCAAAGCTTCCAAAGCATTAACATCAACCTGACCAAAAACAATATTCACTCCAAGATCTTTACCAACAAAATCCATCTGATCCTTATAAACTTTATCAAAACTTAAACCAACAGAACTCTTCAGACTGTCATAAAGATTTTTGTCAATCTCTTTAATCATTTTAGACATCTCAAAACTTGAAGGTTTACGCTTAAATTTCTTTAAGAATATATCAACATTTTCTTCAAGAGTCTTAGAAAAGGTAGTGAAATTAGCCCTATTTCCTAAATTTGGCTTTTTTTTTTGTTTATCAGCTTTATTAAAAGAAGGCTCCTCGGGTGTTCCAGAATTATCAACATCTCCTTCGTTTGTTGGGGGTGAATCAAAAGAGTTAGAATTTTGTGGAATACCCGGGAAGCCAGATATTGGAGAACGTGCTTCAATAGTTCCTGGATGGATCTTAACCTCATCAGTATCTTCAACATAAACAACTTCAAGACCAAGCTCTGCAGCCTTCTCACCAATCTCAAGACTTTTCTGTTGTCTGTCAAGCTTAGCCATTTCATCCTGTTCTTCAGAAGGTTTAAGTTTTAAAACTAATCCTTCAACTTTCATTGCTTTAAGATCATTCTTAAAAATATCATCATGCCCTGACTGGTTAGCCTGGATCCTACGATTAGTAACTGTGATCTGCATACCTTCATTATTTAGGCCGCCACTGGTTGACGTGTCTGCTTGCCAAATTGGGAGAACTCCATAGACTGCGCCAATTGTTCTCCTATACTCTTCTCTTTGTTCAGTGAATTGCAAATCATCAAGGCTTCTCATGAAATCTACAAACTCAACAAACTTACCTTGCTCACCTTTAATACCGCTACTCTGTATTGCCATGACAACAGGGTGATGAGGGTTTGCGTTAGCATTAACTTTAGCTTCTTCCCATGCAGCTTTTAAACTTTCAACATTAGAAGTCTTAAAGAATAAAGCACTTTTTGGTGGCCTTTCCTTAGTATACATTTCAAGAATATATTTATCCTGTTTCCAAAGAGTTGCATTCTTTTGCCAAACAGTAATTATCGGACTGAAACCTAATCTTTTACTTTTCCTGTACCTGCTCTTATGATAAACTTCATGCTTGAAATAGTACAGAGCATCTCCACGGTACAAATGCCTGTAATAAGCTTTATAAGTCATTTTGTTACACTGAGGGCATAGTTCAGTATTTGTTAAAAGCGCGTTCCTATGATCTGGACAAACAGTAAGGATATTACTTTTATCATCATAGCCTGGCCTGTCCTGGTAATTCATGACAAGACCCATATATTTAGGATCCATCCGCATCATTTCTCTTAGATCATAATCACTAATTTCTCCTGCAGAATTAAATTTGTAATCAAATAAGTAAAACTTAAAAATATCATCCATAATATTCCAGTCATCTTCAAGCTCTTCATGAACATCAAGATTACTCTGTCCGTTCTCATTAACATTATCAAGCCTTTCAAGAACACCATTCATATACTCATTATTTGTCTTAACATCATCTTCAGAAGTCATGGTATCACTATCAGTTGAATCAGCTTCCAAAAGTTCAAAACCATTCCTGAAACATTCAAGCTTAAGCGCAAAATGAATTGTAGACAAAGTATCAGAATTATAAGCAACATCATACAATGTTTCTAAAGGAAGAGGATATCTTGGAACAACAAAAGTACTACCTTCATAACCTCTGTTTCCTCCGCTTCCAGGACGAAGTAAACCATCCATAGCCACCTGGTTAAGTTGTAATTGTTTAGATAACGTCGCTATATTAGCATAAGGATTAAGCTTACCCATCCTTGTTTTAAAAGTTTTGAAGATCCCCATCGTGTCTAATCTAATTTAATAATGATTGTCATTTATAACATTATCGGATATTTCTATAATATTGAACCATCCTTATCACTAAGAATTGTGTGAGACTTTTTGCCATAAGCATGAGATTTAAGAGCATATCTTAACGCATCCATGCAGTGATCATCAACTTTCAAAGGCTTATCTTGCTTAGGAACACCATCCTTACTTTCCGGAAAATGATAAGTACTGAACTCATCAATAGTTCCCTGGCAATGTTTCATAACAAACAACCTTGGAAGTCCATCACCTGCAATCTCAACATAATCATAAACTTTATTGATCCCAGGGAGGACACTATTATCTGCAGCAATACACTCATACCTTGCTTCATTAACTTCCATAATGAACTGCGGCTCTGCAGGATCTGCATAAACTCTTCTAAGAAGTGGATACTTTTCTTTTTGTTCATGCAACCAATCAATCAAATTACTTACTTTCTGGCCAGTCCTATAAAACTCTTCAAGCACATAAGAACGCCCATCATTATCAAACCCTATAATCAAACCTGCCATCGGATTAGTGAACCCCCAATCAACTCCTGCAATAACATCCCTAATCCTTCCAGGTTCAGGATACTTTTCCAAGATATGAGTATTATGTTTGAACTGCGGATATACCTGGCCTTCAAATCCTGTGAACTCACCATAAATCTCTTGTCTCTTAAATATTCCTGTATAATCATCCATCAAAGTCTGCTTAAATTCTTCAGGAGTATAAGGGTTATCATGCGTTGTCCCACCTATCCACCAATAACTATCCGCATTACGTAATTTCTTTTTATTAACTGGATTAGTTCCTTTAACAAAATACCAGTACAGCCAATTAAATCCTTTAGGAGTAGTTGTGATAACTCCCTTAAGAGGTCCATGATTACATCTTAGTCTTGCAAGAATAACTGCCCAAACCATTCTGAGAAATAAGCTTGCTTCATCAAGCCAGAAACCTCCAATTGTCATTCCTCTAAGTCTGTCAACGTGCCGCATGTTATCTGCAGTAAGATAAATAATTGTTCCTCCTCCAAGAATGTGAATAGTGTTTTTAGATTTTGTTTCAGAAACAATTAGTTTTCTTCCCCATTTATATATTTCAGGAAGTGTTGCATGATTAAGGATCTTGCTGTTTGGGGCCATTACTAAGAATTTACTTTTAGGGTACTTCACGGCCATCTTGAGTATTTCGTTTGCTCCTGCTGCGGTTTTTCCGTATGCTACTCCTGTTAATAATCCTCTGAATTTAGCTTTACTTTGATGGAATTTCTTTTGTCCTTTGTGTGGTTTGTAAGGTATTTTGAGTATCGCCATCTTTGTTTAGTCACTGATCAAATTCATTACTTTCTTATAATGATGAATATATTTATGATTTTTATTATCTCTTGGTTTTATACAATCACCACAAATTCTTCTATTGGAATTAGCTGAATATATCCTATTTGTGACAAATATTTTCTTACATCTAAAGCATCTGTATTTTTTCATTCTCTTCTTTAATTATAATGGGATGGGCAGGATTTTCGATGGCTTTTACGATATCGATTACATGGTGAGGGTTTGCAACCCCTAACTGTTGTGCCATGCCACAATGCTCTACGCTTTTAATGCCAATTTCGAACCTGCAAAGATCTTCATCAGATTACACTTATGTTCCCTGCAGCAGCAAGTTACTGTTTTGATTTTCACAAAATTGCTTTGAGACATACTCAAGTTATGTCTTCCGGTTTACATATAATCCATGGATTTCCATGATCCATACTTCCATCCCCATGAATATGACGTAGGGATTCTCACCCGACACTCATGGTTATCAACCCCATGTGATATCTGTTTTTTCAAGATTATAAAAAACCCTGGCAAAAAAGCGTTAAGACGCTGATCCTTCGTAACACCCGAATGTGTATAATGCCAGGGGAAAAGAGGCGATTGGCCCTATGAAAAACCAATCAGTTTCAACACCCATTTTCAGCTTGGTGAACATAATATTTCATTCAAAACTTGCAAGCCTTAACCACCTGCAAGCCTCACTATAATTCTTTGTATCTATTCTTTTGTGTTCTCCGGACTTACTCCAGACATCAATCACTACATGATCAATATCGTTAGCCCTCATTTAAAAACCTTCTGGAATACAAAAACCAACAGGGCTTCTATTACATTTTTTAAAACCCCCTTCTCTCATTTCTTCCCAACAATATTTACATTTCATATTTATTTTAGTAAGTGTCAATATGCTTATTTACTTGATGAACCTTTTCTTTATGTTTTCTTAAATGACCTGACCAACCCATCTCTTTTACTAATTTTCCACACTTTAAGCATCTCCACTTATCTGTTCCAAATACTTTTTCAAATCTTTTTTGTTTCATTTTACTTCTTCATAAGTCATATCAAATATATCTGGCTTACAAGGATAAAACTCTTCTTTAACTCCTTTGATTATCCAATCACCAATACTCGCATCATGAAAACCTTCAAGTGTAGGTATTCTTAACTTTTTATCTCTATAAGCAGTTACTTCAATTGTATCACACCATTCTTGAATCTCACTAAAAGATTCCATAGTTCCATCATATTTTATTGCTTCAATAACAACAGGTTTCTTTCTAAATTTCTTAATCATTGTTGATCATCTCCCTCTTTTTCCTCACCATCTTCCTCTTCTTCACCATCATCCCACATCACAACAGTCTTACTCTCAACACGCTCAGCAACCTTAGCCTTCTCACCAAACTTTTCCAAAAAATCAGTATGCTTCTCATTAGCAGAAAGAAGAGTATTAGCAGCACGAATCCGGTTAGAAACAGAAACCTTCTCCTTACTATCAAAAACAAGCTTCTGCATCTCCTTCATAACCTTCTTATGCGCACTATCAATATTAACCTTAGCCTGAGCCAAAACATCCTTATCCAAACCCTGCTTATACAAAGCCTTAATATCATTATAAATCATGGTCCGAGAAATACCCATCTGCATAGCCAACTGAGTCAAATTAACATTATACAAACCAATCTCCTCAGACAAATCCTTAAGCTTCCTCCTCCTTTGCTGAGTAGGCCAGAAAGTATTATTCTTTGGATACTCCCATTCTTTTTCCTTAAATTTTGATTCTTTAGGCATCGTTAATCTTTTGGTAAGTCTTTTTTGATTAGTTCTGGATCTTGATAAATGTTTCCAATAACTTCAATATTCTTCCAATCCAAAAAGGATTCTTCATTTAATAGTCCTACAGTTGAGCCATCATCAAATTGTAAATAAAAACCATAATTTGAATGTGTGGTGCATCCTGCTTCAGCTATATCTGTATGTTTTCCAAAACTTATTATCGCTGATGAATTTTTTTTTATGTTAGGAAATATTATTTTGTCTCCTTCATATATTTCTTTTCCTTCTTTATCTTTTAGGCCAGTGAACTGCATCAATTTAAAATCTTCAACATCTCCTTCATAAACATAATCATCATGCCCATCATGACCAAAAACTAATTTATGATTCTCATTAAGCAAACCAATTGGTTTTAACACTGGACAATCAAGTTCTTCAATCATTTGTTTCCCATCCCATGCTCTGAATTTTATCTCTCTCATGGTGAAACTCCCTCTGGAAAATTATGTATTAATGTACATTTTTGGCACGAAGGACAAATCTCTTCTCCTGAATCAGTACATTCAAAATCATTACTGAAATCCTCAAATCTTGCCCCACAATTCTCGCATTCTATCATTTTCATACGTTTAGGTCCCAGTCCTCTTCAGGAAAACTCTTAGGAACAATTCTGTTTTCAACATGAGGTTTACGAAAATAACAAATAATGTAACCAACCAAGCCAAAAATGTTGAAAAACAAACTAAGCAAAACAAAACTCGCCCAACTAAAATTATTCCTAAAACTCTTATTCCTATAAACATAAAAACTCCTGGTAGTCTCCCTCTCAAGATTCCAACCGTTCCTTTTTAACTTTTTTATATCCTTATTCATTTTCTACCACTTTCTTTATTATTTTTCCTTTTTTTGGATTGATTCGCTGCTTTCTTACCCTTCTTAGTCAATTTGAAAGTATCCTCCTCTTCTTTATCCCATACTCGCATCATCCTGTTTGGATCATTTGGTAAGATATTATTATTATAGCTGCTTCTTAAATTCCTATATCTCTGACCATGCATGACAACCCATCCCTTAGGAACTCTTCCAGTTTTAGAAATAGGAACAGACATCCCAACAGGATAAATATCATAATCAACTTCACCACTGTAAAGCTTGCAAGTATCTTTTTCATCACAATCCCCACAATCATCCGGTCTTTTCTTAATCTTAATTTCTACATCTGCAATAGTCTGCCTTGTAAAAAATCTCTTAATTTTTTCAATTATCTTCATTTACACCATCTCCAATGTTTTATTTACTCAATTGTAAATACTGATCCCAATACTCAGGCCAAGCATTCTTAATCTTTGCAAGATTTACTGGATCAGCACAATATACAAGAGAAGAAAGCTTCTTAACAAAACTCCCCCCATACTTCTCCATCGCTTCTGCAACATCTATTTTTTCACTATGATCAATCATTTTTAATCATCTCCAATATTCTTTTTTATTTGTCCTGCAAGTGCTCTCGCCATATTAACAGGAACAGCATTCCCAATCTGACCATACTTCTGATCAATATTTCCAGAAAACATATAATCATCCGGAAACGTCTGGATCCTTGCAGCTTCACGAACACTTATCAACCTATTAAACCCTGGATGAATATACCTCCCAGTCTTAGTAATCGTTGGTGCATGACTCCATCTTAACTTAATTCCTGCACTTCCAAAACTACTAATCTTCTGTCCTGGTTTCATATAAAATCCTTTCTTCATAAGCATTTTTTTCTTAGTATAAATATGCTGTATCTCTGGCAGTTCTTCATAAGGAAGTGTTAAAACTTCTTTTAGAAACATTTTTGATCTTGGTTCAGGAAAATCAAACTTAATTCCTTCTTTGTTTGCTATAATAATAATTCTTTGCCTTTTCTGAGGAACACAATAATTAAAACTATTCAACAATTTAATATCTGTCCTATAACCCTTATCTTTAAATGCAGAAATTATTTTGTTTATGATTAGTTTTCCATCAACATCTTTCATTGAAAGGATCCCTCGCACATTTTCCATAAGACAAAACTTTGGTTGCGTATAATCAACAACCTTAAAATAATATTCAAACAAACTATTTCTGTTATCCCCAACTTCTCTTTTCCCAGCCATACTAAAACCTTGACATGGTGGCCCTCCGACCACCACATCAGTGTTTGAGGTGAAATGTTTTTTAGTTACTTCGGTGATATCTTTAAGAATAAGTTTTTCTTCAGGATCATTGTTAAGCATTGTTTCAATTGCTGGCTGCCAAAATTCTACAAATCCCTGGCTTTTAAATCCTTCTTTTTTAAAACCAAGACTTAATCCTCCTGCCCCACTAAAAAGATCTACAAATTTCATTCTTCCTCCAAAACTATAAAGTAATCTGTTATCCCTAAAAGGTTTTCTTGTGTTTGAAACTTCTGTTTTATTGTAATTTTCTGATCTTCTGTAAGTTTAAGTTTAAGCTGCTTAACTTGTTGCGGACTATTGATCTCTTTATTATAATCCCTTACAACAATGTAATGCTCCATTTCTTCATCTTTAAGTTTGATCACATCCCTAAAGAAATCTTGTTGTTGTCCCATAAGATCTGCAAACTCTTTCAAGTCTCCTTTGTCACTCATTATTTTTTCGAAATCATCAATATCTTTCATTAAATTATGCTCTCCTCGAAGCTTGTTCATTACTTGCCTAAGCATTATTCTATCAACATTTGAAACATCCAAAGCAACAACTGGAATCTTTTCATATCCAAGATCTCTTGCTGCCCTAAACCTATGATGACCATCTGCAATCAAGTAATCTTTATTTGTAATAACTGGAACTAAGAACCCATATTTTTGTATTCCTTTTTTTAATGATTCAAACTTTTCTGTTGTCATACGATTTGGATTTGTTGAATCCTCTTGTAACTTATCCAAACTTACTTCTTTTATTTCAATCTTTTTTTCTTTTTCCATCTTCTATCACAAATATTAAGTGTGTTTTTGTTGGTGTGATCTCCATCTGTTGTATTGAAGTCACACACTCAATCCTGTCAATAAGCCACTTAGCCCACCTATTTATTGATTTTATATCTACCATTTTTTATATAATCATCATGTAAGCTTTCCAATCACTGAACTCAGTAATCTTTCCACTTTGCGGTTCAATATGCGTGAAACGTAACATCCCATCAAAATGATAAAACGCAATATTCGCCGCATGCTTACCTGCAGGAGTCACAAAATGACCATAACCAATACTTACTCCTGGAAACATTTTTGTTGCTAAAGCCCAGAACTCCCTGGCAAAATCATCACAATCATGAGTTTCTTTAGTGTACTTCTGTAACCTGATAGGCATTGTCTTAACAATTGCTTTAAGTGTATCCAGATCTGGAATAAGATAACTCTGATCCAAGATCTCAACATAACTTCCTTTTATCGCAATATCATCAAGACGTTCTTTAATTAAAAAACCAGGATAAGAAAGCATATCTTGCATTATAATATCCTGGACTTTAACAAAAAAAGACTTAATTGCCTGTATTAAGTTCATTGTTAGCTTCTGCCTCTGCCTTTTCCTCATCGGTTGTTGGCCTATTTCCACCTTTAGATCCATCCGGATTTTTTGGATGTTCTTCTTCTTTAGGTTCTTCTCCATCTGCAGGACATGCAGCTAAAGTTTTCTTCCTTGCTTCCAAAAAAGAATTCTCCTGATCCAACTGTACTTTCCAATGCTTCAATTTATCTTCAGCCTGAGAAAGATTCTTAATAGTTCCAAGAGCCACCAAATTCTTTTCAAGCCTTACCATCTCAGGTGTTTTCATTGGCTTCTTACCTAACTTCTCCAATCTGGCTTCCTCAAGTTGGTGCTGCTTAAGAACTTTATCCCTACTAAACTCACGATTATGCAAAGCTTCTTCCATCTCTTCATAACTGCCAACAAAAGACGTTTCATTAGTATTAAAACCAACAGTCTTTCCATGCTTATTTTTTATTGGCTCCTTCACTTCATGAGTAACCTTACACTCTTTTGAATTAAGCCACTCAAATTTCTCTTCATAAAGTTTGTTTTCTTCTTTTTTTCCTTCCATTTTGTACCTCCATATCGTTAAACCGATAGACTTTAATAACTTATCACACGCCGGACAAACCCTCAATGACCTTTTGCTTTTTGCTACAAAAGGATTTTTACATTTCGCACTTAAGTTGATCCAACACCATCGCCATCTTTTGAAATACTTTCTTCCCTTGTTTTTTGTTTGATGCATTTATCATTATAATCAAGTATTCGCTCTATTATTTCATCAAAACTTTCTGACTTTTTTCCTTTAGAAGCAATCCTATCCCTATCTTTTGTTTTGATTCTTACAGTTGTATATTCGTTTTGTCTGCCCATATAACAAATATAACCAATATAACAACTATATAAATGTTTCTAAAAAAATAAGCAAAGAGGGGTATGACCAAACCTTATTTAGAATAAATTGAGGGCAAACTCAACAAATATCCAAACAAACTTGATCATACCCTTTCTCTAAAATTAGCAATAATCACCTGGTAAACTTCATAATCATAAACCTTACAAAGTGCTTTAACATTCTCATCATCAAGACCGCATTCTTTTAAGCGGCAGTATAAATGTGCTGGATTATAGGTGTGCTGAAATTTTTCAATATATTCTTTCCTGGAGTCCCATTTAAGATCTTCTTCACATACAAATCCATCGCCACAACAGAAAGTTGAGACATCTTCATCAATTGACATTGTTCAAATACACCCATTTTCTATTAATGATGTTTCTCCTATATAACATTTGCGATTTTCTTACAATATTATTTTCTCTCTTCTGGATTTCCACAAAAAACACACTCATCATGAACTGGATCAACATAATGATGGTAACAACATAAACCACAAGGAGATTTATCACAATTCCATGTTCCAACAACTGAAAAAAATGGTTCCTTGATTACATTAAATCCAGCCATATCTAATATCATCACTTCAAGTTCTGATATAATCTTTTGTAATTTTTTAATTTTATTCTTTATTTCATTCAATTTATTTACCTCATATATAATATGTTACAGATCCTTCTTTCTTAATCTTAGGATTTGTTTCAAATTCTATATGCTGATCCGTATCAAGCTTAACCAAATCAATCCTTCTCCAGTTCTGATCCTTAGGGACTGCTTCAGTAATGAAATCAGATCTAACAGTAGCATCAAAAGATTCCATAGCCCTCATACTTGCGCTATCCAATAAACTAAGCGCAGCCAATACTTCATCAGTAAAAACAATATCTCCCCAACGATTAAGCATATAAGCCCCTAAACACTTAGATAACTCATGCTTTACAGTATTAGATCTACTCACATAAATTGCATTAATTGGCCTATGATGGTGGTCACTGCATCCAGGAATCTTATATCTTCTCCTTGTCTGTTCAGCCCTCATCTTCACAAAATTCTTACTTACCATCATATTCCACCATTTTTCTCAATGAAAACAGTGGCCTGTAATTTAGGCCCCCATTTCTCCATTGCTTGCTGATAAATAAATACTTCATTCATTTTTCAACATTATCTTTGGAACTTTTCCGTTAAGTTTACATTTGAGAATCTCTGCAATAATATCTCCTTTCTTTCCTTCTGTTATACATACCAGTTTAAACTCTTTTATTAATTCTTCAAGCTGTGCCTTGGTATGAAGTTCGAGATAATCTTCATCAATTGTCCAATGCTTTTTTAATTCAAAACCTGATAGTTTTAAAGCAGTGAATAGTTCTGCATTATCTAATGAATTATACCTGCTTGTCCCTAACTTTTTTATCCATGAATCCAGGACATCTTCTTTTAGAGTGTTTAAGAATCCTATCTCTCCCTTTTTTGAATATTCTATGAAATCACTTAATTCATTATACCCATCAGCATAAAATATGTTTTCAACATTATGCATCAAAGCAGAAACAGCCAGGACCTTTGCAAGCTTTCCATCTTCAGGAGCAAACTCTTCAAGCTGAGACTTAAACAATTTCCTTTTATAAAATTCAACCCTACTCTGAAGTTTCTGCTTCCTGGACAACTCAAGAGTTTCTTCTGCTTCTTCCATTTCCTTTTTTGAAACCTTTCCTGATTTAGCTGCTTTCTTTAAATCTTTAGCACTTAAGTCTTTAGCTGCATCCTTTTTCTTTAATCTATAAATTTGTTTTTCTATATCATAATTTCCAAAGTCTACAACAATTGCAAAATTCTTACTTTTAGGAAGTCCTTTCACAATCTTAGTATATCCTCCATCCCAATTATTAACTTCTTCAGCTTCTGGATGTTTATTAATAAGATCTCCTTCGCTCGCAAAAACATTTATTCCTTTATCTCTTAACATCTTCCTTTGACTTTCAACATAATCAGATATTTCTTTCTTAAAAATATTATTTGATTTTAAGTCCAGATCACCATAAGAATCAACTTCCGATAATGGATCTAATTCCTGGCCTATACTATCAAATATTGTAGTCTGTCCATTAATTTCTTTAGAAGGCCTGAACTTCAGATTTCCAAAATCAATCTTTTTCATCCATCTTATCTGATCAGAAAAGTTTTGAACAGTCAAGTCAAACTCTTTTATTGATTCAATACTTATCTTTTGTTGATCCTTTTTCATCTGACCTAAAAGAATAGCATGCCCTATCTCAATCTCACTATTCTTTAATGCTGTTTTTACTTCCGGTGCAGCCTTATTAATTTCTATTCTTCTCTGAATATATTGAGTTGTTTTCTTAATCTTATAAGAAAGATTTTTCACATCAGAATCATTTTGTTTAATATAATCCTGGAAAGCTTTTCCTTCCTCAACAGCATCCAAATCTTTTCTATGCACATTCTCCAAAATTTGTACTTCAGATCTCCACTGCTTATTATTTTTCTTCTTAAAAAAAACAACTGGCACTTCTTTAATTCCCGCATTTTTTGCAGCCTGAAGTCTTCTATGCCCTGCCACAAGAGTTTTATCTTCTGTTGCTATTAATGGGGTTAGGATACCATGCTCTTTTATGCTTTCTTCAAGCTCTTTCATATCCCCCATATCTTTTCTGATGTTGTCTAAAACTTTTAGTTCTTCAATTTTTATTGTTTCCATTATTATTCATCTCCAATATCTTTTTTTTTATTCTCCTGCCATACATAATCTGCAATAGCCTTTCCTTTTTTTGCTCTTCATATCATTATGCCTTATCTTCCTACAAAGCCTACACTGAAAAGTATCCTTAGACAAAACTTCTTCTCTAAAAATACCATTAGTTTTTACAGGCCTAAACTTAATCTTGCTTATCCTAAGATACCTACCCATATATTTATCAACAGAATAAACACTTACACCAACTTCTTTTGATATTTTATACTTAGTAATTAATCCTCTAACATATTCCTTTGCATAAGATTCAATCTTTCTTATAACTTTTTCAGATAGTTGTTTTTTCATAAATATCAATCCTCAAAACCAAGCTCTTTTTTTATTAAATTAAGATAACAAAGATTTCCTTCACAGCCTTCTATCTCCCCAGTACCTATATGTTTCTCCAGATGATTAATCCAAGAATCAAATGTCTCTTTGACTTTCTGCTTATCCAAACCATTTTTTCTTAAATTCCAAACAACAGCATTAACATTTTCAAAATCATCATCTTTAAAATTATCTAATGCATATTTCTCAAGATGATCTATATCCTCTTTAAAGCTCACTTTTTATCAATCCTCCTTTCCCCTCTAACAACCTGATACATAAACAACTTACAAGCCAAAATATGACTACAATTCTCATGCTTAATCTTATAATACTGACAAGTACACGTCCCCTCATTCAAGTTAACCTTATGAACCAAATGCCTTCCCTTTGCAGGATGAACAAAAAACTCCCCAACCACCCCTGGCTTAATCAAACCTTCACGGAGGAATTGCCTAACTTTTGAACCAGTATTACCTTGTAACTTATTCTCTTCAGGATCCCAATAACAAGTCTCAGGTCTATTCATTTTATCTCATTAATATCAGCACTTGGCTTCCAATTATGTTTGGGTAAAAAATTAAACATATTTGTTTCCTGATTAATTGCCTTAAAAATTGGATTCTCTATTTTTTCATTAACAAGATTTATCTTTATAAATCTCCACAAAAGTTTTGCAACCCAGTTTCCAGGCACTACCTTTACATGATTTATATATTTAGGTATTCCTGGAATTTCCACTGATCCTTTATCTTTTTTATTTACCATTTTCCTTCTCCAAATATTCTATTTGTGAATCCAGCCTGTTAATCTCAGCTTCCAAAATAGTTTTCTGTAACTTCAACCCTTTCAAAAATCTCTTCTTAGTACCAATCTCAATACCAAATACCTCATAAATCTGGTCCATAAAGAACGCCTCCATCTGCCTAAGTTCTTTTTCCTGTTCCCTAATTGCTGCCTTCATTTTTCTTCTTCTCCACTTCCTGGCATGTAAAACATAAAGGCTTACCATACATCTTGATACTATATTCAGATACATTCTCCTTAATTGCAGCATTACACTCTGCACAAACTAAAGGATCAACATCTTCAACAGATTCTTCTTCAATATCATCCTTAGAATATGTGTTCTCTTTGTTCAACACTTTCTTAGATCCTTCACTTGGAAGATCTTCCCCTTTGTAAACATAAAGGCCAAGTCCATGCATTGCAATTGCTTTAGTGAAAGCCCTCTGAATTGCTTTATTAATATCAAAAGTAGTATAAGCTTTTACAGTCAATTCTTTTTGTCCCATCTGAACTTTATATTCTTCTTTCTTCATTGCCTGATTATTGTAGTCCATCACAGGAAGCCAAACCTCATGATTAATAGCATTTATCTTCACTCCAACCTTAACCATTGCTCCTGCTTCTGATTCAAAATATGGGAATCCTTCAGAATTCTCTGCAACAACATACGTTGATTTTTGATAGTTTTCTTTAACTTTAGCCCATGCTTCAGCCCAACTAATATAATTCTGATTATTCTTTTTTTGAGTTTCACACTTAATCTCTGATAATTCTTTAAAATAATTCTTTGCTTCTGGCATTTTTCAGTCCTCCAACTTAATTTTAAGCAAGTCTATTATCATACGATAACACTTCATCCTTACCTGAAGATCAGAAACCTTTATCCTCAACTCTTCAATATCAGCTTGACTATCCTCAACCTCAATATTAATCACAGGATACTCAGCATGATCCTTCAATCTATTATTCAACTCAAAATCTTTAGCATCTTTAGTTGGATACCTTGGTTTAAGTTCACCCATTTCTTCTCTAACAGATTTAGTAACATCTCCCTTAATCCCAACATACTCACTATCTTTCTGGATCCGATTCAATACTTCAGTATCAATAACCTTAACCCCTTTAAACAAAGGTTTTTCATCATCACCAACTTCTTTTGAAACATCAGTATATATCCTTGCCTTAATATTCTTGATCTCACTATCAGCTTTCAGTCTCCTATCAACCTCTAACTTAATAGACATCTCATTAGGAAACTTCAAACCACCACCCTCTGTTTCATTACAGATATTCCTATAAATCTCTTGTTGTATCTCATTAAGCTTTTCTTTTTGAGAAAATATCTTTCTTTGTTTTGCCAAAATCTTATTCTCATAAAGATTAAGTTCTTTAGGAATGTTTTGTAATTCATCAATAATCTCTTGCATTTCCATTTCAATCAACTCCTTCCATATATCCTGATGCGCAACATCCAGAATTATTTTCAATAACTTCTAAACCATATTTTGCACATATTAATTCAATTTCTTTTTCTGCTACTTCTCCTAATTCTACAGGTTTTACTTGACCTTGAATTTTCATTGCTACTGTATGAAATACTCCCATCTTAATCTTCTCTTTCACTTTTTTTTATACATTCTATTGCCATTTTTAATGCAATTTTAACTGCTTCAGAATCTTTTTCTACTTTTTTTATTTTATCTAAAGTTTCTTTTGTTAATTTAGTATCTTTCTCTAATATAACCAATCTTTTTTCAAAATCTTTAATTAAGTTTTCTTTAAGTTTTCCCATTTTCATCACTCCTTCTTACTAATTTCTTTTATTTTGTCTGCAACTATCTTTTCTACTTCTTTCACATCCAGATCATTAACAACCTTAGATTCAACTTCATTAAAACGAGTAGATAATCCCCCAATCATTGCTTTCACATTTTCGATATCAATTCCTAACTGTTTGATTGCAATTTGGTTTGTGTTTGTGCATTGTAGATTTATTGTTGTTATTTTTATAACATTATCATAATCTTCTTCTAATTGACTAATTCTTTTTTCCATTTGAATCATCTCCTTTTCAGATGTATTTCTAAAACTTCACTATCTGGCCTGTCCCTTATTGTAAGCTCAAACTTGTCTTTGTTTCGATTATACCAAGCTGATGTTGTGCTTGGATGTTTACCTATTTGTTTTCCTATTTCAGTACAATTTGGTATCCAGTTCTTTGGATCCAAAAAAGCTTCAAGCATTGTTTTCTTTTCTACCATTTTTAACCTCCGTTAATGCAATCAAATATTCAAATGCCCCTGGATAATCTAAGTTACCACCTACATTAAATTTAAACAATATCTGATTTAATAATATTAATTCTAAAATCTTTTTTTTACTCAACTTCTTTATTTTTTGCTGCATAAATGTAACAATTTTTCCAGCATCAGTTTCATCCATTCATACCACCATCTTAATTATTAAAATAATTATAATTATAATCAAAATTCCTTTGATCAATATTTGCCAATCTACTGAATCCATTTGTATCATCTCCTAACTGGTGGATCCCCACCAATCACATATATTACAAACAAGGCAAGGACAATCTTCTCCGCAATCCCTAAATGATCCTTCAGAAGTTGATTCACCACACCAAGGACATGGTTGTGTTTCAGACATTTCTACCATACTCCATTAAATAATAAGTCTTGCTGTTCTTGTGTTAGATCTTCATATCCTTTTAGTTTAGTTTTGTTTGATTTCATTGTGTTTGCCCTCCCTGTTTCCAGGTAATAAATATACTATATACATACTTATATATAAATGTTTCTATTATTTAGCTATATGTTAGGATAAAATAAGAATATCCTACCTATTTTAGCATATAATTTCCTGTGGCTTATCTGGTGCGGAATCCATAAGTAATTGATACTCAGCTAACTTTGCAGCATGCATCTTTGCCTTAGCCCTGAAAAATTCGAAATCAGAAATCACAACAGATCTTGCCAATATATTCATAAATTGGCTAACAGAAATCTTTGCTTTCCTGCATTTTGTTTCTAATGCTTCCAGAACATCTATATCAAAATTTATTGTTTTTACTTTTTTATAACTTTTTGGTCTTGCCATTCATATCATCTCCAATATTTTGTTAATTAATTTTTAATTAATTCAATTGAAAATAGTCAACAAAACCTTTCTTTTCAGCTTAAAAATTATATAAAAATTATATTTTATTATACTTCAAAATAGCTTAAATCAAAGGTTTTATATAGAGAAAGAATCTTAACATCATTTGCGGTTGTGTTTTTGGTTCTTTTTCTTTTCTTTTTTCAAATTAATTAAAAAATAATTAAGGATAATTATCCTCTAATCACTTTTTTCTAAAGGATAACTGATATATAAATCTTTTCAGAAATCGAAAATATAAAAAATAAAGAAAAAAAGGATCTATTTTTTCCATAATTTCATTCCGAAATTAACACACCAAGAAGAAGCTGCCAAAAATACTGCATCCAAATAACTAACATCAATAATATCCTTTAGTCCTGGAAGAACAATCTCTCCTGCAATAACAAGTGCCGCACCACCAAAAGCAATACCTGCACTCTTACCTAACTTCTTCAAATCCTCAATATTTAACTTTCCTCTTTCGCTTTGATCCATTATGATAACCTCCATTTTATATCATATTAATTTCATAAGTATATAAGTAAACATCGCACCACAAGCACAACTCTGAACATAAATAACCCCACTCTTAATCTTATCCCAAGTCGTCTGCGCACCCTGCTTAATCATGATATTCAAAATCTTATTCTCCTGCTTATCCAATTTTCCCTCATGACTTTCAGTCTTCACTTTTAAATTCTCAAACTTTACAGCCAAATCTGAAACCATACTCTTAATATCAAATATTGCATCTCGAGTTTCCCTGCTATCAATCAAACTTATCTTTTTCGCTGCCATAAACATAACCTCACTTCATTAATCTGCTTCCAGTAACCCTTAGTTTTCTTTTTTCAATAAGCTTTTGTTTAACCTTTAAAGATCTCTTTCTTGCTTCTTCATTAATTACCTTAAAACCATCAAGGATCTTTAAAAATTCTTTACTCGAAATATCATGAAAGTCAACATTGTTTCTTTTCTTGCTGTTGTCCAGTGCTGTCTGCAGTACTTGTCCGAATCTCATATCAGGAAACCTATTATGAATTACTTCTAAAGCTTCCAGTATCTTTGTATAATTTTTATCTCCGCTCATTTTATCTTCATTATCAATACCAAAGTTACATTCTTTGGTTCACCAATCACGCTTCCGTTTCCACTTGTAAATGGGTGAGTATGCTGTCCTGTTCCTACACCATGAGTTACTCCACCACCAACATTTGCTCCACTGTTTCCTGTTGTTCCAGAGTGAGTATGAGGTACTCCTGCACTTTCTGTGCTGCTTGTAACATCAGTTTTGATAAACCTATTCTCCCCATTATAATCAGGAATCGTTTTTCCATTCAAAGGACTGTTTGCATCACTGAATGTAATATTTCCATATTCATACCATGCATCTCCTAATTCATATATGCCATAAATTTCATAATTCTCATTACCATCAGGAAACACATCTGTTGCACTACTTCCGGCCTGAGTATCTGCTTTGATTGTTATTGTATCCTCACCATCAACAGTATCAACAATTCCAAAAGTTCCATCTGTAGTATTTTGAATAATCATTCCTGGAAGTATACCATCACTCTCAAATGTTGCACCAGAATCTTCAAGTTTATTTGCTGTATCTGTATCTGCTGTTCCTGTACTTAATGTTCCCCAACTTGGTGTCTTATTCCAAAATATTGTTGCACCAACTGGCGCATCTAAAGCTCTATAAGTATCATTAAAATCTCCAAAAGGAAGAGTACTATTTGTATCAAATACTGCTCCACCCTGTACTACTCTTACCGTCATTTTATCCCTCCGTGATATCCATTGCTACATTAAAATCATAATATAACCTGATATCATCTGTCTTATTTATTGGGATCAAAGTATTTCTTATATACATTGTTCCACCAACAAGCCTTATATCATCCATTATAAAATCTCCTGCACTCCAAGTTATTCCTGCTGCAGTTGCTTTTAGAGCAACATAAGTATAATCCATTGCAGCTAATACAGGAGTTCCAGTTGTGCTATCAGCATTACCTGAATTAAGATTTGTTACAACATTCCATCCTACTGCAAGATCTGCTGCATCTTTAGTCCACTGATAATAATCTCCAGCCCCACTTCCAAAACGAATAGTAAGAGCATCAGTTGCAGTAAGCTTTGCAAGTGCTGCTGCATCTTTAATATAAATAAAGATAGTGAATTGTTTACTTGTGAAATCTTGGGATGTTGTCGTTTTTGATGTGCTTGCAGTATCAGTATTAGTATCATCTTTAGTAATATCAAGAGATCCAGTTCCTTCATAAAAAGTTGTATTATTCAAACTCGTTGTCATATCTGCACTATCACTCCAGTCCGAAGTATCACAATTATCAACAGGATATCTTCCTTCAAGAAAAACTCCTCCTTCTCCCATACTAAAACCATTACCTTCAGATGGCTCAATCTGTAAACTTACAGTAATACTATCTGCCTGACTCTGATCAACATCATCAATCGCACCCCTAAACACTTCACTATCAAGCTGAGTATCTGAAATAGTTGGAGTAGTAGTTCCTATTCCTGCAGCACCATAAAGAAATATTGCTTCCATATCTACTTTCAAGTCTGCCTTAAGCTTTGTAAAAAGTGTACTCATTAACGTCATGTTATATTCACCTTCGAACCCCAATTATCATCTGTTACTGGATCATCCATTGCAAGATAACAAACAAGATCTGCCAAATATTGTTCCTTATTTTTGATATCTAAAATGTTTGCTGCACTAACCACATCATCATATATCCTTAACTCATCCAAGTCTCCATCAAACCAGTTTGTACTATAATTTCCTATTACAAGATCATTACTATTAAATCCTGCTGATGCTGCGCCGGTATCAGTATTATCACTAACTCCATCAAAATAAGCAATAAGATCTGTTCCTGACTTAACAAAGGCAATATGATGCCATACGTTGTTTGTAAGAGCAGATGTTGTTGCAATAGTATTAGGAACACCCAAGGCACTATATAACAATTCAACGGTATTACTGGCTGTTATTCTGCAAGCATATCCATCAATTCCATCCCATTTATTAAGCAAATATTTCTCTGCTCCAGGCAAAGGTGTGACTCTAACCCAGAAACCAATAGTGAAATCGCTTGTAAGATCAATACTTGAATCATCAGAAACAGTTATTTTCCTATCACTTCCATTAAAGTTTCCTGCATGAAGTCTTGCTCCATCACTCACATACTGACTTCCACCTATTCCTGTTCCGCTCCAGGTTCCAGTATTACTATTTCTTGCACAATCTGGCTCAGTATTCCTATCAGCCCTAACTATTCCAAGAGTTATATGATCTGTTAAAGCACTATTATTTGGGCTTGCATATTGCTGAGTAAGCGTAAGAGTAAGTTCTGTGTTCATAAGATGTGCAAAGAATCTTGCAAAACTTATATCATCTTCATTTGTAATTCTTCTTTCAATCTTTTTAATCCTGTCCTGAACTTCTGCAGCCCAATCATAATAAACAGATAAACGTGGACCCATCTCATACTCAGTAACTCCTTCAGCAGGCCTTCTCCTAATAACTGTTACAACCATTTCTTGAGCAGTTTTTCCACGTACCGGATCATCAACAACAATTATTTCATTTGGAAGTATATCAAAATTAAGCCCTGGTTCTGTACCCATGACAGTTTCTAAAGGATTCTTTCTTTCATCAACATAACTTCTTGCATACTGAAGAGCAACCGTTCTGGTATTCAGCCAAGGAGCAGATATCTCCCTAAATATTTCTCCTGCAGACGAATTTATACTATCATCATCTTGGTACTCAACAACCACAGGACGATTATAACTATATTCAAAAAAAGGATTTGTTTGAGAATTTGTAAAAACAACTTGTGACTCATCAGCATTTACAGTATAATCTTCAGGACTGATCTCTGTTCCTCCATCATTAGTAAAAGCAATAAATGTTCCTGCAGGCTTATGACTCAAAGTGAAAGTTGTCCCTACTCCTGTTACTGTCTGAGAAGTTTCAATATTTTCAAAACCTCCAATAACTCTGACATGATTGCACATCGCATCTTCATCTGTATCCCAATTAGTCAAGTCAATATCAGTTCCATTTGTGAAAGTCCTACCATTATTTACTCCACCTTTCTCTTCAAATGTTGCATTATCCAAGTAATCAATTCTGAGTCTTGCATTAATCATTGTCATCATATCAAGAATGACATCAATTCCGTAAGCTTGAGCAATATATTTATCAAGAACAATCCCTGATGCATAAGTACTATCATAAGTCAAATTAACTGTATAATTATCAATCACGTCCTGAACAATAAACTCTGGACTCACATTTGTATACACTTGCTCAACACGAGTATTTAACAATTCATACCCATTAGTTTTAGCATTAACCCCCCACATAAATAACTCTTTTATCTCCTTAACTTTTGCAGAGAAAATAGTTGTACTCTCATCACTTTTTTTAAAATCAATAACTGATCCTGTAGTAACATTTGCATCTGCTTCCATATCAAAATCTGCTTGATTAACAATATTATCATTAGTCTCAACCATTATAAGTCCTGAATAATTAAGCTTGGTTGCTCCCTTAAATATTGTTATACTCTCATTTACTGTTGCCATTATAATGCTCCGATTCTTCCTCTCTTAAATGCCATATTTCCAACAACAACCTGAACAGATCCTTCCCTTATAGGTAAAGCAAGATCCTCAATAACTCCAGATATAGGTGCAGTATCAGGATAAACAAGATCAAGCGTATCCCATAAATCCCAGTCAACATCAAAGTTTTCTGTAAAAATAGTATCTTTTAAATATTGTATTTGTTCAGCAATAGTTGTAATTCCTCCTGCTTCTGTTCCATTACTAACATCAACTCCATCATTAAATAATGCAAAAGAAAATGTTACTGATTCCTCTTGTCCAAAGAACCTAAACAAAACATTGTTTGCTGCAGAAGCATTTACAATTGGAATACTAATTGTGTTCTGTCTTTTTCTTGGAGTAAACTCAACTCCTCTAAAACTAAATATTTTATTATTATCATTGTTTTGAATTACTAATACTGTGAGTGCAGCCAATTTCAAAACCTCCCAAAGCTATTAACTTTTGTTGCCAACCTTCTTTCTACTTCCTGGATCATTCTCTCACTGGTCACACCATACATATTAACAGTCATTCCACCACCAACACCACTCGGGTTTTGTGTTGCAATAATTGTATCATTAGGATTAGTTCTTATAATCTGGCCATTAGGTTTAATAATAGCATCATCAACAGTATCCTCTTTTCCATTTCTAAAAATATCTGGAATCAATCCTGAAATAGCACTTGCAATAATACTACCTAAACCCTTAATCTTTTCCCATATCCTTTCAGGAAGCGCAAATATTTTATCCCTAATCTCAATAAGTTTTGTTTTCAATAAATCAAATTTTTCAACAAACTTATCCTTCAATAACTTTAATTTTTCAACAAACTTATCTCTAAGATCTTTAATTTTCTCAACAAACTTATTTCTCAAAGAAACTATCTTTTCAACAAACTTATCCTTTAACTCATTAAACTTTGCAACCAGTCTATCCTTCAAATCAACTATTGATTGCCATAAAGTAAGAACTTTTTCTATAAGACTTTCTTTAAACTGAACTATCTTCTCAATAAATCTATCTTTAAGTTCCAAGAATTTCTCGACTAATTTATTTTTTAAAGCAATAAGTTTTTTGACAACCCAATCAAAACCAAGCTTCAAGAAGTCCCAAATCTTAGGAGCCAGATTCTTTAAAAACTCCCAAATCTTTCCTGGAAGATTCTTAATCCATTCAACAATCTTGGGCCATATCTCTTTAATTTTTTCAATTAAAATCTTGCTCCACTTAAGAAATAACAAAAAGAACAATCCTATAAATCCAGAAATTATTTGCAACAGATCAGCTATTGGTTTAATACTTGAAAGCAAAGCCAAAGGAAGTAAAGCTTTAAGAATACCACCCAAGAAACCAGATTGTTTTTTCTGTTCTTTTCCTTTACCTCCACCACCTGCTCCTCCTGCAACACCACCTTTTGATTCTACACCTATATTAAACTTCTCTTTCATCAACTTCTTAAGATCAGCTCTAAGCTTATCCAAGTCTCCAAAAATTTTAAGTTTTAGTTCAGCCATTTTTTATCATTTATCTTCCTTGCTTCCAAGTTCTGATCCTTTCATTAAAGCCAGATACATAAGTCTTTTATCAGGATCCAATGCATCAACCTTTTTATCATCCCAATTGAACGCTTCAGCAAAACACATATACTGAGTCGCTTCAATAATATCTTCTCGGAAATGTTCCCAGGGTTTACCTCGTTGAATCATAAGCTCAATAATACCTGTATGGTCTGAAGCTCTTAATTTTCCAACTTCAACGAGGACCTCAAAAAATCCATCTTTCCTTGAATCTTTTCCTGATAAAAAGCAACAAGCTTTTGTTTCTCATCAGTATCTAAATCATCAAGTTTTTCAACATTCATACCACAATACTGTGCAGTTAATTCATCCAAAAAATCCATGTAATCATTAAGCTTATCAAGATTTTCTTCCCCATCTTTTGATATTGATGTGAAAAGTTTAAATCCTTTCTTTACATCTCTGCCTTTAGGATTCTTTGCATCAATCTCAACTTCTTTTTCTTCTTTTAATATTTTTATTTTCATTAAGCTCATCCTCCAATGTCTTATTTTTTTGTTATTACCATGCAGCACTTGCAATATTATCAACACTTGTGCAAGTATTGAATATTCCTGCTCCTACAATATCAACAAATGTAAGTCCTCCAAGAGTTGCAACCTCATCAAAAGTACTCATAATACAACTTTGTAAAGCAAAATCCATACTTCTTTCTCCGCTTCCGAGAGCAGTTCCATTATCTGCTGCAAGAACAACCGCAATACCTGATGGATCACTTGTTGCGCTTGGTGTACTTCCTCCAAGATAAAGCTCTTGTAAATCCTTATCAGCAAAACCAAGAGTTCCACTAAACTCAAATTTCATCTCAACAACATGTCCTTGCTGATAAAGATTACTTCCAACTCCACCACTTCTGTCAACAATTGAATTAATCTTTATACTGAAATTCTGAACTTCTGTCTCTGGAGATCCCCCAATTGATACTGAGCAAAGAGCATGCGGAAATACTGTAAGTGCTGAAATAACTGCTGCTCCTGCTGATGCACTTGAAGTTGTTGTTTTTCCTTTAACATCAATCTTAATCTTTAGATTTTCATTAAGCGCAATACTTAACTCTGTTGTTTCTGCAAGGAATCCTGCACCAGTCAAGACTGTATCTGTAGTAAGATTGTTTCCTGATTCAAGTGTGAAACTTGGGGGTGTGTTACTTACTGTGAAAGTATGTGTCCAATCTCCTGTTGTCTCAAGATGAGCAACTGCTCCCAAAGCATACTCAAGTAATCTGCCATGCTGAAAGTCTACAGTAATAGAAGATCCAGGATCAAACATTCCTGATGTTACCTTTTGAGTCTGAATACTTCCTGCTGCACCTGTCTCTTTTATTTCTCTTGTGAAATTATCGCTTATTTCTTGAACAAGACCAACATCTTTATCTGCTGTAACTGCTGTTCCCCATGCGCTTTCTTGCCCTATAAGGACAGTTTTAACCATTCCTGGATAAGTCATTTTTATTCACTCTCCTTTTTCTTCTTATTTGATCTGTTCCTTTTTCCATCATCTGCCAGATCTTCAGCAAAATCTTTAACTCTTGCCTTACTTTCCTCAGACAGTTTAGGTTCAGCCGCAACTTTCTTCTCAAAATTAAGTTTATCAAGAACCTTCTGTTTTTCTGCAAAGAACTCTTCTTTGTTCATGATCTTAAAATCAATCTTGATATCCTTTCCTTTCTCATCACAAGCACTAATCATATTTGGCTTATCAAGAACCAAAAATTCTGCAACATGACGAATCACTGCAACCGGATCAGATCCGATTTCTATCTGAAAATTTGGAACACCATTATGTTTAAGACTTACTCCTTGTTGTTTGCTTTTAATATATATTAATTCATCTTCCATGATTTACACCCTTATCTCGTTTTTGCATATTTTTCAAGTTTAACAGTTAATAAACTCCTCCAGAAATAATGACTCTTATCTGAAAGATCAGTATCATCATTATCCGGATTAATAATCGTGACATTTGCATTATCCTGCACTATGTTAGCATCAAGGATCCTTTCAACTTCTTCAACCATATTATAAAAATGATCCTCATTAGTTCTTCCTGTAGTCCTAATATCAAGATTAAACTCATAAACCTGATTTTTTGAACCAGTCCCAACACCTGCAGGTTTCTTACTTTTTGGAGATCTATGCGCAAGAACCCAATCAGGACTTTCATTATAATTAATTCTTTTATAATCTGTAATTTTACCAAAAGTAGGTTTAGTACCATCTGTATTAGAAGTATTCCAATCATTAGATAAAATATCTAATATAAACTGTAACGGATCAAATCCCATTTTATTTTCTCACATACATACTAATTAATTTAGATATAGATCATTCTTATTTATAACATTATCGGCAAATACCAATTTGTTAACCTTAACAATTTGGTCATTAATAAAGAATTAGACACTAACAATCTCTACATGATCCAAAATAGTCTCATTAGCCTCATTCTTCCAACGAGTGGCTCGACTATCATGATTCATCTGAGAAGGATCCCCTGTATCAGAAAGAACCTGACTATAATCGTCACTTAAAACTACTTTGCTTGCAACAAGCATTGCAGCTGCATCACTAATATCCCCTGGAACAATTGTCTCACCAAAACGATAAGTCATTCTAACAGCCTTAGTTCTATGAAAATAAAAAGGATAAACAAACCTTAAATACATCACTCCATCCCTATAATCAACCCAGAAATCATCAGCTCTTCCTTCAGTCTTAGCAGTGATCCAATCTTCCCATTCCTGGCCATTCCAGACTTCAAGCTTATCCCCTTCACTTGTATCAAACTCTTTTATTCTCCTATGCAATAACTTAATTCTTAATCCTTCACGACGAACATAATTTTCTTTTTTCGGGAAATCATAATACTGTTCTTCAATAGTTACTTCTCGCCAGGCATGTTTAGTTTCAATATCAATCTTTGCTTCAGCCCAATTGATCCATTTATTAACCTGTGCAAGAGAAGGAAAAGTATCTGTTGCAAAATCAAACTTAACCTGCATAACTCTTTGAACATCTGAAGCAGTACAATAAGTTACTCCAATACTTGGTCCTTCTGTTCTCGTCCAGTAATCAATAGTTAAAGGTTGGCCATCAAAAACTTCAATCAAAAATGTCACATCATCACCTGATTTAGTGAAATGTACATCAGGTTGGTATATTGCGCCATTAAGCTTAAGATTAAACTGTTCAGAAATACTATCAGAAGTATCAAGAGTATAAACTCGATTTAAAGATCCGGATGCTCCAGTCATATTAGAAGCACTTATAGTTTTTGTATCTTGTTGTGGCTCAAGTCCCATTTTATATATTTAATTATTTTTCTTATTTATAACATTTGCGATTAATTTCTATATAACTTTTCCCATTCATCCTGTTTAATAAAGTATCCTTGCTTGTCTGCCAGGTTAAAACTATTCTGTCCAAGAAGAACTCTATCTTCTAAACCAACCATAGCACCCGCTGAATCTCCCCCAATATAATTCATGTCAGTACCAACATTACCTTTCTTACCGCTCCAACCATCAAGATCAGTGATTCGTCCCTGCATTACCCTTATTCCATCCATTGCTGGACTTCCAACACATCCCACGAGCTGACCAAGATGATAATCATCACTTCTATCCAGAGGAAACTCTTCAAAGTGAAGTGCAACCCTTCCTCCAGGAATAGTTTTATATTTAGGAAGCTCATAAAGAGCAGTATCATTACTTTTTTCCATTCCAATAAGTTCAGCTTTTACACCCTTCAAATAGATATCTACATTTTCAAAAATTGGAAACATCTGATTAACTCTGACCCTTCCGATATGTTCCATTGTCCGATACATACCATCAACAACTATTCCACAACCCTTTGCAGACCTTTGACCTATTCTCATCTCACAAACTTCAATATGCTTACCCAGACTGAACAAAAATTCGTAATCTTTTCTTAACTGATCCCTAACTGTTTCAACTATGTATCTTCCGCATCCAGGAGTTGCAATAGCAATTGCTCCAAGTCCAGCCAGTTTAATAAAGTTTCTTCGATTCATTAGCTTGTCACCTTCACTTGATTATTTATGTTTGCATAAGTATAATTCATTATAAATTTCCATCCTGTTAAACTTCCAGGACCAACAACAAAAACATTATTCTTTAAATGATCCACAACACTTGGAATAACACAATGATCTAATCCAAAATAAGTATGATCCCCACTTCCAGGATAAGTACATGAAGAACTTGCACAAGGTAAAGCACCAATAGTTTTTCCATCACTCCCATTAACACAAGCAGAACTACTATTTACTGGCCTATAATCATACAAGTTTCTATTAACAAAATTTATATCTTGTTCAATACTATCAATAGTTTGATCTGGATAATCTACCCTAAATGCTGTAAGATCTGAATATTTAGTATAATTATAAAACACAGTAGTAACAGGATTTCTGCTCCAAAAATTGTTTAATAATAATGGTGGTTCTCCATTCCAATCAGCATTATAACCTACACCCACAGTCCAATTAGTTGAATTATCAAATATGTTATCTCTAATTACAAAATTTGAAGTAAGTAAAGGACTTGCAGAAGCCCTTATTGCTTGACCTAATCTATGACTCCATCCAAAAACCTGAACACTATCAACAAGAGTATTATGTGCAAAAGTAATATTTTCAGTTATACTTCCAGCACTTGAACTAAAATATTCAATTCCATAAATACAATGATCTGCAATATTATATTCATATAACACATTTGTAATATTATGGTCTCCTGGAGCACTTGGACTTTGAGGACTAAATCCTGCATCATAACACCAAGAAGCATTATTTCCTTTTACATGAACTCTATCAACAGTTCTAAGACTCTGATAACAATTACCATACCTTGTATCTCCTGTTTGGTAAGCACCACCAATATAAAAGAAATTACAATCATATACATAATGCGGACTTGATTCTGCAAAATTTATACCATGTTGACCACTATATTTATAACTATGATTACTTATTTTGATATACTTTTTATCAAGTGCAAAAAATATCCCTACCTCAACAGCAATTTCAATATCATCAAACACATTTCCAGGATTACCAACATCATAATATAATTTCACATTGTTTCCAGTTGAGTTATACCAGAAATCAAGATTCGTATCAAGACCTGCAAAAGTATTGTTTTTTCTACCATTAAGTCCTGGTTGATTATTAAATATTATATTTCCTGCATCAGTAGTTAAGGTACCTACATATTTGTATATGTTAGCATCTCCTGTCAGAGTCCAGTTTCCTGCACCATTTGCTTCATAACTTCCATAAAAGACGGGTTTAGGTCCAGTACCATAAACTCCATAAGTTGTATTAGTATAGTTATCTCCATCTTGAGGATCAAAATAATCATCAGTTGTTAATCTCCATTCATCACCACGATTATATACAATATTATATCCTTGAACGTAACGACGATTATTAACTTCTCCCTGAGATTTTAATGGTGCATCTGGAGTCAATCCAGTATTTGCATCATTCCCAGAATTATTCATATAATAAGTTAAATCTTTTCCAAAACTTGAACCATTCAAAGTTCTATAATATAAATCTCCAATTTCTTCTTTAGACAATGAAACATTAAACACATATACTTCATCAATAGTACCATTAAACCTGTTTGATGTATCCATGGAACCAATAAAGAAATTTCCCCCAGTGATAGTTCTTGTCGCTGTTGAACAATTTTTTACTTGTATCCCATTCTTGTAAATCATAACTAAATTAGATGTTTCATTAAAAACACATACCCACATCTCCCAATTACCAACTACTGGTTCTGATGTTCCAGGTGCAATACAATTCTGATTTCCTGCACCAGTTGTCCACCTACATCTAATATCATGACCTGAATCTTTTAACATACCATAAGAGTATGATGGTGAACTTGATATTTTTCCTGCAATACCCATATTAGTAGCTTGCCTTTCTGCAAGATTAATCCAAGCCTTAATGGAAACATCATCTTGAGTATTCATTGGTCCTGTATCTGTATATTCTAAACTTCCATCTTGATTAAAATATGATCCTTCATAAAGAACTGATTTATTGAAAACAGAATTTAAAACAGTAGGATATCCAAGACCATAATAATCTTTATATACCCCATCAAGAGGTGCATAAAATACAATGTTATTATAAAGATTTGTTCCTGTCCATACTGGATCAATATCAATTTTGTCTTCCATTAAAAAACTCCATTTAACTGTTAATCCTTCTGGTTTGTGACCTATAAGTTTTATTTTATTGATCTCCCCGCGTTCCCAACAATCGCCATCTTTAAGAGGTCTCCAGTAACCAATAGAATCTTTATTTGTACTATATCTTTTAACTGTTGGAACAAGCCAGTCAACATCAACTTCTGGTTCTGTTGTCACAACATTATTTACATTATTCATATTGACCCATAGAGTTCTTCCACGAGTACTTTTCTTAAACAACACCGTGTTTGGTGCTTCTGCAATCGTTGTCTTATTAAGAACAACTTTTCCAGGGATATAAATATTTTGAGTATCTTTTGAATGTTCAAAACAAACACGCCAGTAAGAAGAAGTTACATTAATATAACTTTCACATTCAGTACCGCAAGATTGATCTCCAGTAAAACTATAATCCATTCCTGATAATTGAAATAATGCTCCAAAAAGATCTGTATAAGTAACAACACCCCCACTGATTAGTAAGGTTACAAGAATTATTGCTACTTGTTGCCATTTCATTATTTCACCTATGGACAAATTGATACCACTGTACCAGAAACATTTTGTATAAGACAAGTCCCATTATAATATTGTTGAGAATTACAAGAATTTCCATCCAAACAAATCTTTTTTCCAGAAGTCATATTAATATTGCCAGTCTCAACAAGATCATGACTATTAAAATTAACTTCATCTTCAGTATAATCAAAAGTTCTCTGTGCACCTGTAACACTTCCATACCCAAACATCATCCTATTATTTTGATCATCATCAACACACATCCATTTCTGATCTGAAAAACCACCATTAGGTCTTAACAAAATACATACATCATTTGTACTTGTAGATTCAAAAACATACTGAGGTCTTGAACTGTTTGTCACAAAAAAAGGAAAGTTCTCAGCAGTTGATTTTCCAATCAAAACATTCTTTGTGATATAAGTATCACTTGATCTATTAATCCATCCTGCAGAATTACTAAGATATCCTGAAGTTTGGGAAATATCCACTTCACTACTCTTATTAAAAGCATTTTTAATATAATCCACAAGATCCCCCACAATAGTTGTATCAGAATTAATAGTCACCAACGAACCATCATCCAAAATATTAGAGTTACCTTGAGAAGTTGTACCAGTCCATTTCGAAACAGTGTTAGAAGTTCCTGTTCCTGTAACCCCACCAACAACAGTTCCGGTAACATTCCAAGTACCCTTCATTAAATGTGTATCTGTAGCAGCATCATAAACGATACCTGTATTACACTGATCATTAACATCAAGGCCTCCATCACTGGTACAGTAATTAGAATCAAATCCTGACTGATTACTCAAAGTTGTAGTTGTAGCAAAACATTGAACATTCACACTATCAACATAACACAAACGGTTATCCTTAGATGAATAACAAGTATAACTTAGATTTACACTTGACAAATCAGCAAAACCATTATCTAAAATAATAGAAACATCTTGTAATATTACATCTTTAGTAGCATCACTATAAACTTCAATTTCGCCACTTGCATTACCATTATTCATTGTAACAACTATTTCTTCAGGAGCATCTCTAAGATCATCATTACTGTAAGTGAAATTAAGCGTACAATTTTCTGAATCAATAGTGTTAAAATTAGCCATCATCTCAACAACTCCAGAACCACCACCATTAGCAGCTGCACAAGGACTATCTTCACAAAAACCGCTTGAAGTAGTTACCCAATCACCAAAATCTGATTGTTGATTTGCAAAAGGAGAAAGTATTCCTGGGAAAGTTCCAGATAGTTTTGTAAGAGCATCACCCTCACTAAATCCTGCCTCATAAATAACAGGAGTAGAAACATGTACTGATCCATTAAAAACATCAAACTGGTTACCTTCCATTACAAAATCTGCATCACCCGTAGCTAAGATACCATCAAATAATCTGAGTAATTCATGAATTGTTGCAGTTCTATGAACTTCTAAATCTCCACCAAATAATAAAGGAACTCCTCTACCAGTTGTATCTGCAGCATATTGACATCCATCAGGTATTAAACTTAAATTTGTTTGTAACCAATCACAATAGTTTAAATAATTACTAACATTAAATAAAAAGTCAATACCTCCCTCATCTCCCATACCAGAGAAAGTTACCCATGTTTGAGGTACTGTACCAAATGAGTTCATATTTCCACTATAAGAATTATTATTTCCATTCTGTAACCAAGATGGCACAATTTGATCACCGTCTGAACTTCTTGCAACCCAAATGAAAGGGAATCCTCCTGCTTCTAAAATTTCTTCAGATTGAAATAACATTGCTGCACCGCCATCTACTGGAACAGTTCTAATAGTTTTATTTCTATCTTCAAAAAATAAATCACTATTTAATAAAACAGTACCATCTTCTTGAATTATCATACTATCTACTAATTCTGTACCATTCCATTGTTGAAATATGAAGCTTCTATTAACTTCTTGCACTATAAACCTTAAATCTGCGTTTACTGCGGATATACCTGTGGCATTATCGACTGATGAACCTGCTACACCTCTGGTCGCATTTGTTCCAGCAGAGAATATATTAATCTGTGAATCTCCATCATTTCCGACTGATAAGACCATAGTTGACAATGATTCATTAGTTCTGAATTTCAAGACTGCATTATTGAGTCCAATTGGAAGAGATTCGTTTAAGAATGAAAAATTATATTGCGTATCTTTAGCATTGAAAATATCTCCTGAACGGTTAATCATATCATCAACTTGGTTTTCAACACGAGTGATATTTCCATCAGTAATTGTTTGGTTAATTTTCATTAAATTCATAATATAAGCTTCTGACTCAGTACGATTATCTGTAATTAAAGTATGAATTGTGACTCCTGCAAGATAAACTGAACTAACCCAATCATTCATGCTTTGATTTAGATAGTCAACATAAGATTTCATTGAAAGATTAAAAGCAACATCTTTGGCATCAATATAAAGTTGTTGAGTGGTATTAAGCCAATTAGTATAATCTGTATTAGAAATATTTGTAAGATTAGTATAAGCCTCTGCAGTATTAACAGCAACAGTAAAATTCTCATTAATCAAAGTCATTGTATACGCTTCTGACTCAGTTATGTTATCTACAATCCTTGTATCAACTTCTGTTTTAGTATAAAATAAACTTCTTAACCATGAAACAATTATTGTAAGTTTTCCATTATCTTCTTTTAATTGTGTTGCATTAAGATCTGACT